CGTATAGCGTAAGCAACACCTTGCTCACCTCGCTGCCGTACTTCGCGGTTAAGCGCGTGACCGACGGGCGGGCGGAAGCCGAACGAATTGCCGATCCCTTCGCAGATGTGAAGGAAAGCGTCCCCCTGATGCTGTCCACCTTGCGCCGCCGCTTGCTGACGGCCTACACGGTAATCGGTGGGGTGGTGAGCAGCGGTGCCACAGGCCACACTCGTGTCTACTTCACTGCGACTGGCCTCAACAAAGACCCGGTGACCACCTGATGGACCTCAATGTCTACAGCCGATGGTTTGATGACATCCCCATCTACGATGGGTACGTGAACACGTACCTGTACGATGGTCAGGTGAGTTCGTACATCGACTCCAAAGTGGATGGCAGCATCTCCCAGCGCCGAGTCCTCTCGCTTGCCACCGATCTTGTCATCCCACCTCGCCATATCATCAGCTACCTCGGTGAGATGTGGCTGGTCGGGGACGGCGTGCGGGACGGCATCCAAGGGCAGGCCGTGCGCACGTCCTACGCGATGCGCAAGATCACGGACACCTTGGTGCTACGCACGCCTGGGGAGGCCGCTCTGGGACTCGGCGGCACCACAGCGTACGCTCAGAAGGAGTACCTGAAGTCCACGGTCAACAGCCCGACTGAAGCCCAATACGACACGTTCTGGAACATCTACACGTCCACCACGGAGACGGTGACCAAGGGTGGGTATCTGGTGGGTGGTACGACCACTTACCGTGTCCGGAACACCTACGACTTGCTTAACGGCTACCGTGTCAGCGAAGCCGACCAGATGGACGCGTCCACGGTGCCCGTGCTGTTCCAGTCGTCCACCTTTGACCCCATCAGCGAGTCGTACTCCGGGGCCACGGTAGCGACCACAGGCTTGCTATTGGAAGCCTACAAGCTCTACGAGTACCGCACACAGGCAGACCCGCTTGTGAAAGCTGGAGACCACATTCTGGTGGTCGCGTCCAGCGCTGCTTCCCCCGAAGTCGGTCGGCAGGTGGAAATCGCTGGTACCATGTATCAGATTTTCTCGGTGACAGCAGAGGCTGACTCCTGGAAGTGCTTGGTGAGGCTGGCTTGATCTCCATGTCCAGCGCCCACGCCATCCTGAGCGATGCCAAGCTGGTGCAGGCCCGTCTTGAGGGCAAAGTGACCGCTGAGTACCGAGGCGCTGTGGCCGAGATGTTCGCAGACTTGGTGCAGGTAACCCCACAGTGGTCTGGCAACTTGGTATCCAACTGGTTCATCAAGATCGGCGACGGGCGTAACCCTGCGTACAGGGAGATTCCCGCCTACAGCACCACGTGGGCTGGGCCAGGTGAAGCCAACAAGGGTGTGCAAAAGATGGGAAACGACCCAGCCGTCACGGCCACCTTGGTACGCGAGATGCCCAAGCTGGACGCGCTGCGCTGGAACCAGAAGGTAACCTTTGTCAACCGCGCCCCGTATGCGGGGGATGTACAGGCTGGGGTAGGCCCCGACGGGCGTGACATCCGGGAGGTCAACCTTGGTCCATCTGGGGAGGTGATGATGGGGGAATACATCAAACTCAAGTATGGTCTGTCCGGGTACAATATCGTGACACGTTCTTCCTAAACCACCATGAGCACAGAAGCCATACGCACCGCTATCCGCACCGCTGTGGAAGCTCGCAGGACGAGCTGGTCTGGTGCCGCGCTGGGAATCGAGTATGACAACCTGCTGTTGGACCTTGGGGCACAGTCCAACGCATTTTTGCGCGTGAGCACCCAGTTCCGGGACGGTTGGCAGGTGGACTTGTCGGCGAATCCCCTCCACCGAATGATGGGCAACATTCTCCTGGAGGGGATGGTGAAGGTCGGTAAGGGTACCCGAGCCGCCAACGAGATCCTAGACCACTTCTACCCCGCCTTGCATATGACGGACAGGCTGACGCCCATCCGAACGATGGGTGCCAAGCCTCTGCCTCCGTCGAAGCCCGTGGATGGGTGGTTGAGCATCGGCATGGTGATTCCTTTTTGGTACGACGCAACAGCTACTGGCCGTGCCTAAAGATCTATCCCAAGCGACCTCGGACTAAACTCAGAGGCTTACCTAGCAGCGGTGACAATAACACCTAGGAACGTCTGACAGCCGGAGCACTATCGGCGTTCGCGGATAGTCAACGGTAGGTCAGCGCCTTACACTACGGGTCACCAACCTGGAGTGTGAACATGACTACCTTAGCTTCTTCTTCCCGTCTGAACGTATCGTACATCCCCGAAGCCACCTTTGGCGTTACGCCTGCTTCCGGTACCGTCTACGCCCTTCGCGTGCTCAACGAGTCGTTCGATTACAGCATCTCCAAAGATATGTCTAAGGAGATCAACGCCTACCGCTCCGTCAGCTCGATGGTTCCTGTGTCGGCCTCCAGCTCTGGCAGCATCGGCGGCGAGCTGCAATACGCCGAATTTGACCGCTTGATGTCCTCCGCCTTGCAGAGCGCATACACGGTGTATGGTACCAACGGTGTGGGTGCCACCTTCACGGCTGACTTCACTGCCACTACGATCACTGCCTCATCTGCCCCCACAGGCTCCAGCGCCTTTACCGGCTTGAAGAAAGGTCAGTGGTTCCGAGTCTCAGCCGGTATGAACGCCAACGATGGCAAGATTCTGCGCGTCAGCAAGACTACCGCTCCCACTGCTACCGTTATCACCCTCGACGCCAACACACCGGCAGTGGTAGGTGCTGCTGTCACAGGCGTGGCCGTCCAGTCCAGCCGCTTGACCAACGGCACCACCCAGACCTCGTTCACTTTCCAGAAAGAATTGAACGATGTGGCCCAGTTCTTCAAGTACACCGGTCAAACCCCGTCCAAGATGGATGTGGCTCTGTCGCAGGGCGGCTTGTCCAGCATCAAGTTCGACTTCAAAGGCTCCGGTGTTGACCGCAGCACCTCCACCCTGCTGCCCAGCGCCGCTACGCCTTCGTACACATACGACGTGCATTCGGGCGTGTCCGGCAGCTCCTGCGTTCTGTGGGAGAACGGCGCACCTTTGAGCCTGGTAAAGTCCATCAGCATGGCCTACGACAACTCGCTGCGCGAGCAGAACGCCCTGTGCAGCCTGAGCCCTGTGGGCCTTGGCTCTGGCAACATCAACCTGACGCTGCAAGCTGAGATTTACTTTGCTGATGGCTCGATCTTCGACCGTTTCATTAACAACACCAATACCGAGCTGGTGTTCAGCTCGGTGGACGGTTACGGTAACGGCTATGTGTTCACCATTCCTGTGGCCAACATCAGCACCCACAAGCTGGTGGCTGGCGGTAAGGATCAGGACTTGATGGCCAGCGTGAGCTTCACAGCCTTGCGCGACGCATCCAATGCTGACCCCACCCTGCGTCAACTGGTCTTCATCGACCGCGTGGGTGTGGCCGTCGTCTAAAGAGTTCTCTGGGGGGTCATTGACGTGACCATTCACGGGCGCTTGCGCCCGTGTTTTTTGCTCTACAATCCGGGGGTCATCAACCCTGGAGAACATTCAATGTCCATCGACATTTTTTCTGACTTTGCAACTGACACCGCTGCTGAAGAATCCGGCACGTGGGTTCCCTACGCTGGCGACGTTGAGTTCTTGATTGCCCGATTTGGTAATAAGAAATTCGCCAAGATGTTTGCCCAGCAGTACAAGCTGCACAAGCGCGTGATCGAGACCAAATCGGACGCGGCCGAGCAGAAGTCTGATGAAATCACCGTTGACACGTACGCTGAAACCATCCTGCTTGGCTGGCGCGGTGACATGACCTTCAAAGGTGAGAAGCTGGAGTACAGCAAGGCCAATGCCAAGCTACTGCTTGGCGTCAAGGACTTCCGCGAGTGGGTCCATGCCCAAGCGTCTGAGATGGCCAACTTTAAAACCGAGCAGGACGAGGCCGACGCAAAAAAGTAAGGGAGCTGTTCGAGTGGCTCGCTGAGTGGGGCGACCAGATGGAGTTCTTGCAGAAAACGGCGGACGAGATGGGAATTGTCCCTAAAGCTCTACTGGCTGCACCTACTCTGGAACCCCACCTTGCTTACTACTACGACCAGTACCAAGATCTGGCTCGTAGCCGGGCATACACAGAGGGCCAGCCGCTTCAAATACCGGTGTCTGAGCTGCTTGCTCACTGCCGACTGCACCAGTTGTCGGTGACAGACAGCGAAGAACTGCGTGAATACGTCTTCATGTTCGATCGAATATGGCTTGACGTGCAGAAGGCCAAGCGGGCAGCAGCCGCGAAAGCTACTTCCTAGGCTAGAATGGCGGGGTCGATAACCCCGCCATTTTTAATGCCATGACAACCTCTGTTGAGATCACGCAAAATGCTGTAGCTTTAGAGCGTATTGCGGACGCTATCGACAAGATAACGACCAACAGCAACCGCATGACCAAATCGCAGGGGGCTACGCGCACGGCGGTTACGGAGTCCCGTGAAGCCATCATGCAGATGGCGACTGCAATGAACAATATGTCGTCCGGCGTGGCCGGGATGACGCGCAGCATCGAAGCCTTGGCCAGCACCTTCGTGGTGACCTTTGGCCAGATGGGCACCCAAATTTCCAACCAGATCGCCAATTCTCTGGGCAACGTGCGTACACCGGCTGCCAAAGCAGGGTCTGACGCTGGTAAGGAGTTCGCGGATGGGTTCAAGGCATCGAGTTGGTCGGCTGCCGATGCGTTCGGTTTAAAGCTACCGGCTAAAATAGAGAAATATGCCCGATCATCTGCGTCGGTATTCCTTAAATCGTTTGGAGATGAGATTTCCGCGCCTACTCTAGACGCCCGACGCCAGATGCGAGGTGAGGACGCGGCTAGGGCCCTGCTTAACTTAGACCCTAAGAACATACGCAAATCTGTACGCAGTTCTGCGGAAGTGTTTGCAGAAGCACTTAGACAGGAAACCTTAGATAATAAGTACGCACAGATGGACCCCAGTGCTCAGTTCCGGGTTCAAGGTCGCATACTGCGTGGACTGGATGCAGGGCAGTCGGCTGATACCTTGTCCCAGAGCTTTGGCCAGAGTGCGGTTGCTGCTGCAAAGGCGACTGGCTCCTTGGCTAACTTGAATGCTGAGACCTCTCGGTTCGCCAGGATTCAGGCCGAAGTTAAGGCAGCAACAGACGCTGCGACCGGTAGTTACACAACTATGTCTCAACGGCTGAGACTGTCGCTAGACGACCGATACGCGCAGATGGACCCCAGAGCACAATTCCGTGTGCAAGGACGCGTACTTCGTGGACTAGATGCAGGGCAGTCGGCTGACACCTTGTCCCAGAGCTTTGGCCAGAGTGCGGTGGCTGCTGCAAAAGCGACTGGCTCCTTGGCTAACTTGAACGCTGAGATCTCTCGGTTCGTCGGGATTCAGGCCCAAGTTCAGGCAGCAACAGACGCCAGACGCCAGATGCGAGGTGAGGACGCGGCTAGGGCCCTTCTTAACTTAGACCCTAAGAACCTACGCAAATCTGTACGCAGTTCTGCGGAAGTGTTTGCAGAAGCACTTAGACAGGAAACCTTAGATAATAAGTACGCACAGATGGACCCGCGTGCTCAGTTCCGTGTGCAAGGACGCGTACTTCGTGGCATGGATGCCGGACAGTCGGCTGACACCTTGTCCCAGAGCTTTGGCCAGAGTGCAGTGGCTGCTGCAAAGGCGACTGGCTCCTTGTCCAACTTGAGCGCTCAGGTGGAGTCACTGTCTGCCAAGAAGGCCAAGATGGCCCCATTGACGCAGCTGACGAACACGAACCTGCAAAGTTTCGCACTGAACGCCAATGACGCCCGCTCCGCCGCACGGGGCTTGGCCAGCGGGTTCGACTTGCTCTGGCTGACTTGGGGCCGCATGGGCCCCTTGCTGGCTGGTGCGGCGATCAGCAACGCCTTTGTGCAGACGATCAAGCAGGGTTCTGAGGTCAACCATACGCTGGAAACCATGCGCGTGCTGGCTCAGTACACTACAGCCGATACCGCTGCCCTTACGTCCCAGATGCTGGAGATGGCCCGGTCTGGCCCCATTGGCCCCCAAGCGGTTGCCGAGGGCATGAGGACGCTGGCCTTGGCCGGACAGAATGCCACCGATGCCAGCTACGCCATCCGTGATGTACTGAATCTGTCGGTGGCGGGTGACGTGGATACCAAGAAAGCTGCTGAAGCGCTTACTGGTATCGCCACTGCCTTCAACTTGGACGCTCGCAGCTTCTCCTATGTGGGGGATGTGATCGCCAAGACAGCAGCCACCTCCAAAGCCTCGGTCGAGTCGATCACCGAAGCCATGAAAACCGCCTCGGTGGTGCACACGGAATACGGCATCAGCTTGGAGGACGTGGCCCTCGGCGTGGCCATGCTCAACAACTTGAACATCGGCGGCTCCAGCGGTGGTACGGCGCTGCGCAATATGTACGTGGATATGGCCGGTCGGTCCAAGGCTGCCCAGGACGCCATGGACAAGCTCGGGTTCAAGGCACTGGACGACGACACCAAGAAGTTCAAGGACTTGCTGACCTTGGCCGAGGAGTACACGGTAGCCATCAACAAGATCGGAGACGCGCAGGAGCGCCAACGCTTACGCCACACCTTGATGAGTGAGCGTGGGGGTAAGCAGATCGTTGCGGTAGCCGATGCCCTATCCAAGCCTGCCGAGGACCAGAAGAAGTACGGTGGCATGAACCGGGCGCAGGAGATGCGTGCCGAGATCGAGGACCACTTCGGTTTCATGGCGCAGGCGGCGGCCGAACTGGCCTTGACGAGCAAGAACCAGATGCTGTCGGTGACCAGCTCGTGGCAGGCTGCCTTGGTCGAAGCCTTCACCGCCGCCCAGCCATACATCCTTGACGTGTCCACCCGCCTGCGGGAGATGTTCCAGTCGTCGGAGATGCAATCCGGACTCCAGAAACTCATCGTAGGTATCGGTGAAACCATCGTGTTCCTGGTGAAGTGGGCTGATGTACTGGCTCTCGTCGGTGCGACCTGGGTGGCTCTCAAGTTGAGCATGTTCGCTGGGAGCCAGTTCACACAACTTGCTATGGGCATCCAGACCTCCACCTCTGCCATGTTGGGGTTGAAGACGGCTGTGGACATGACGGCCATGTCCAAAATGAACATGGCGCAGCAGGTCACCACTGTAGGCGCAGCCATGACCACAGCCGCCACTGGCACCTCCGCATTCGCTACGGCCATGACGACTGCCGCTACCGGTATCGCTTCCGCCATCGCGTGGATTTCCCGGTTCCTGCCCGTGATCGGCGTGGCCATCGCCGCATGGCAGCTGTACGACTTGTTCAGCGGCAAGGCCATGGAGTCGGCGCAGAGCAACCTGGCTGAGAACACCGCCAAGTCGATGATCGACCGACTTGAGAAAGAGACCAAGGCGCTCAACGACAAGTCGGAAGCCTTGCGCCGCAACATCTCCCTTGAGGATTTGCTGCGCGAGCGTGACATCGGCAAGGCAAAGTCTGACGCCAAGTCGTCCAGAGAGGCCCTGCAAGCAAAGCGTGACCTAGCTGACCTGCCGTCTATCGGTAATGACCCGTTCAGCGCCAGCACCGGGTACAGCCGGACTCCAGGGGCCAAGGCAGAACTGGACGCACAGATCGCGGACTTGATCGACCTTGAGAAGAAACTCGATCTACAGATCGCTGGGCACAAGCTGGCCTCCAAGCAACTCGCTGAGGACACCAAGTACAACCAGTCGCTCAACGCGCCCAAAAACAAGTTCGGCAATCTGTCTCTGAAGGACAACATTACCGGAGCGCCGTACCTTGGGTACGCCAAGAAGGACTTGTCCTCGGCCTTGCAGGAGATCTCCAGCTCGTATGCGTCCCAGCGCCGCTTGATCGACGCTGAAGAAAAGGCTGGTCTTCGCACTCACGCGGAGGCAGTGGCGGCCAGCGTAAAGTCCATCGAGGATGAGTACAACGAGAAGGTTTCTACCATCAACCAAGGTACGGCCAAAGAGCTGGAAGCCTTGGGCAAGATGAAGGTCAAGGATCTGGCCGCTGCCAAGGAAGCCATCTACAATGCGCAGGGCAAGGCGCTGCGAGACGCCTCCCGCGTCGAGGACGAGCGTGCACAGATGGCTCGGTTGGAAGACCTCAAGCGTTATCGGGAAGCCACTACAGGCGAGTACAACAAGATTGTGCTGGCCATGGACAAGCACGATGCACAGCTTGCAGAAAACGCCTTGCCTACAGTGTTTACCGCTGGCATGACCGACATCGAAGCTGCCGGGGCGAAGGCCAAGATTGAGTACCTGAAGAAGTACGCGGACGAGCTGGCGGGCTACAACAAAGTGGTGACCGAGGCGCAGAACAACGAGCGCATGTGGTCCAAAATCCTGGCGGATAGCGAGACGGCCAGCAACCGCACGTCATGGGAAGACTCGGTGGACAATCGCATCAAGGCGGAAGCCAACAAGCAGGCCCTAATCCAGCGCCGCGACACCGGGGCCGAGATGGCCAAAGTCAATGCGATGAAGGCCCAACGCGAAAATGACATCAAGCAGTTCACAGCGGACACCAGCACGGCGTTGACCAGCTCGATCACCACCAGCTTGCTCAAGGGCGGCAAGGAAGGTGGCCAGAAGCTGCGCAACTACTTGCAAGAAGCCTTGCTGGAGCGCCCACTCACTGTGATCGTCAAGGGCATGATGGACAACCTGCTCGGCGGAGTCGGTAATGGCATCATGTCTACCCTTGGCGGGTCTCTGGCCAAAGGCGATATTGGTGGGGTGTTCTCCAGCTTACTTGGGGGCAGCAGCTTCCAGTCCTCCATGGTCAGCAGCAGCGTGGCCATGGCTGAAGAAACCAACGCGGCCTATAACCTACTCTCCCTGACTGGCCTCGCATCCGGGGGCTCCGTGAACCCTCGGTCGGTCTATGAAGTGAACGAGCGCGGTACCGAGTTGCTCTCCATGGGCGGCCGAGACTACCTGATGACTGGTGCAAATTCCGGTGTCATCACCCCAGCCGATAAACTTGGCGGCGTAGGTGGTGTTACCATCTCGCAGAATCTGGTGGTCAACATCGACAGCCGGTCAGACCAAGGCCAAATCCGGGCGCTGGTTGGGCAAGCTGTGCAGGCGGGCAACGCCCGCCTGGTGGACCAACTTGAACAATCTGGAGCCCTACAGCGATGACCATTTTGAGCTTCCCTTCCACCCTACGAGTGAGTAACATGCGCTGGTCTCGCATGTCACAAGACGTGGTGCACCGAAGCATATTCGGCGTACAAGGCATCAACGGCGGATACCCGCTGTGGAAGGTCGCTGTCACGTTCGACCAGTTGACGAGTGCCGAGTCTGGCCCGTACCAAGCCCTGCTGATGCAGCTTGAGGGGAACCGTAACCATCTCGCCCTGCACAACGTCGGTCGCCCAGCCCCCATAGGGACCATGCGCGGAAGCCCAACCCTAGCCAGCCCACTTGCTGCGGGGGTCTCCAGCATGGACATCACTGCCGGGGCTGGGCAGGCCAACACAACCCTAAAGGCCGGGGACTACCTGGGGCTTGGCTCTGGGTACGACCGCCAAGTCGTGATGGTCACTTCCGACGTCACCTTGTCGGGCACCGGAACGGCCACGGTGAGCTTTGCCCCGGCCAACCGCACGGCCCGGGTGACGACCGACCCGGTGGTGTGGGACAAGCCCACCGCCTTGTTTCGGCAGCAGCAGCCAGAGCTTGGATGGGACTACTCCACGGTGGTAGTGAGCGGCTCGGCCCTCGACCTGCTCGAAGACTGGAGAATCTGACGTGTTCACGCTCACCACGGCGCAGCAAAATGCGCTGTCTGCCCAGTACATCAGCGTAGCCTTCTTCGCAGAGCTGGAGTTCCGGGCGGCCACCATCCGATTCACCACATGGAACCAGAGCTTGGTCTGGAGTGGTAACACTTGGATTGGTGCTGGTACGTTGAGCGCCATCAACGATGTCAAGGAGATGGTGAAGCTGGAATCTTCTCCTATCGACTTGACGCTCAATATCGCTGACCCAGCCATATTGGCCCTGACCTTGGTTCCGGCTACGGATTACCGTGGCAAGAACGCCCGGCTGTACATCTGCCCCATGGTAGATGGTGTGCTGGTTGATGTGCCTGTCATGTGCTGGAACGGCACCTTGGACCAGATGGTGGTGGACGTAGGCAAGGATGGCGGGGGATCGGTGACGGTACGGTGTAAGCCTTCGGCTGACCGGTTGCAGCGTCCGCGCAACCTGCGCCTGAACAACATCACCCACCAGAACTTGAGTCCAGGCAGCTTGGGTATGGTGTATCAGGCTGACCTGCTTGCCAACCCACAGCTATGGCTCTCCAAGAAATTCCAGAAATCGGGATTGGTGTGAAACTAGACCAGTACCTAATGAGCAAGCTCTATACCCCGTTCGAGTGGGGTGTACACGACTGCGTGATGTTCGCATCGGGGTGGGTATCGTACCGCACTGGCAGGCACGTTCTGTCCGACTTGCCTCAGTGGGACAACAAGGTCGCTGCCATGCGGGTGATCGCATCCGTTGGTGGTCTGGAGTCTGGGGTGTCTGCCAGACTTGGCCCCAAGCTGCGGACGTCTCCCAAAGACGGAGACCTGGCCCTGCTTCCAAGTACACTTGGAGGTATGTGTATCGTATCAGGCCCCTACGTGATTGGTGTTTCCATACCTTCTGGATTCCAGTTCTACCCACAATCCGCTGCTTCGGCGTTCTGGAGTCTCAATTGAAGGCGGTGTTCCTGCTCCTGTTGGCCCTGCTGCCGGGTTCGGCCTTTGCCGTTGAAGCGGCGGTAGTTTCCGAGATTGCCAGCTTCTTCTCCACTGTGGCTGCGTTGGGCGTGACCTACGGCCAGATAGCTTTCATGATCGGGGCGACTCTGTATGGCAACGCCCAGCAGAAGAAAGCCAAGGCAGCCCTGGCCGCCCGTGTAGCCGCCGCGCAGGCAGCAGCCATTGCGTCGCTTCAGGACCGTACGGTCACCAATGTGACCACCGAGCAATACTACCGCACCATTTATGGCAAAGACATGGTGGGCGGTAACGTGGTGGCAATCTTCAGCAGCGGGTCCCACGATGAGTTCAAGCACCTCGTTGTAGAGATGGCGGCCCACGAAATAACTGCTTACCATGAGATATACATAGCTGACAAGCTGGTTGGTGATCTTACTGGTGACGGTTGGGTGTACAACGGCGTATACTACAATGGTACTAACGAGTCTATCTCGGAGATTATGTACCAAGTTGACACTTGGACACTACCAAGTAACTACGTTCCCGGCTCAGTATCAGTACGTAGGAACGAAGATGGATATACAGTACCCGTAGACTTTACCATTTCAGGTACTTTAGTTACTATTAACCCAAGTGTATACCGTATTATTGATACTTATACCATCAGTTATAACTACATTGGTAGCTTAAGTAGTACAAGTGGGTCTACGTCTAACTCCAAACTCAACATACAGAAGCACCTTGGTACGCCAGGGGAGCCTGCTGATGCGTACCTTAGAAGCATCCTACCAACCAAATGGACAGCCGACCACACCCTTCCCGGCCACGCTTACTTGGTCATCACCCTGAACCTGACCCAGCCCGAGTTCCAGAACGGCGTACCGTCCGTCAAGGCTTTGATCTCTGGGAAAAAGCTGTACGACCCCCGCACAGGCGTCACGGCTTGGAGCGACAACCCTGCTCTGGTGATTCTGGACTACCTACGCGGCCCGTACATCGGTGTGCCGGACGTGTCCATCCCCATGAGTGACTACTCGGCCGCTGCCAATGACTGCGATGACATGGTGGGCACACCCACACGCAAGCGCTACACATTCAATGGTGTGGTGACAGCGGGAGAGGCACCGAAGAAGATCCTTGAGCTAATGGCTGACGCAATGGCGGGCACTCTGGACGCTACCACTTGGAGCGTCTACGCTGGAAAGTACCGCGCACCTGTTGTAGCGTTACAACAGGATGCGATTGTTGGTTCTCTAGCCGTCAATGCAGGCCCCGGCTTGGTGGATGTGTACAACTTGGTTCGCGGCCGCTACTCCAGCCCGGCCAACCAGTATGTCCCGACGGACTACACCCCGTACACCAACGCGGCGTACAGGTCTGCTGATGGAGAAGAACTCGCCATCGACGTGGACTATCCCTACACGAACAACGTGCAGGGTGTGCATGACCTGGCACGCATAAGCATGGAGGACACGCGCAACGCGTTGTCCATCACGGCAGACTTCTCTTATGCAGCCTGGCGCTTGCGCCCCGGCGACCGCCTGACCTTGACCTTACCTTTGTTCGGCATGACCAACAAGGTGTTCAGGGTGCTGGACAAGTCGTACAAGGTTGGGGAGCCTATCAAGCTGGCCTTGAAAGAGGACGACCCAACCATCTGGGATCAAGCAGATGCTATTGTGGAGGATGAGACGCCCAATACAGGCTTGCCAGACCCGTTCTCCATCCCCTTGGTACAAGGTCTGGCCGCCGAGTCTGGGGAAGCTGTGCTGCTGGTGCTTGGGTCAGGTGACATTGTGTCCCGTCTAAAAGTATCGTGGCAGCAGACCAGTTACCTCGGTGCGTCTTTCGTCGAAGTACAAGCCAAGAAGACAGTCACCAATACGTGGGAATCCGTGACCATGGCCATGTCGAATGGCTCCACGTACTTCTCTGGTGTGCAGGACGGGGAGTCATACACCATTAGAGCCCGAGTCTTCAATGCGACTCTCGGTATCAGCGGGGATTGGTCGTATCTCACCCACACAATCATCGGCAAGTCTTCCCCACCGCCCGATGTACCAACCTTGACGATCTATGGCACCACCTTGGCCTGGACTCCAGTGTCCGTGCTTGACCTGCGTGGGTACCAAGTCCGGTTCCACGTAGGGAACAATATCAACTGGGCCAGTGCCACGCCCATGCACTCTGGCTTCCTGACCGAGACTCCCTACAGCATGACCACCATGCCGACCGGCCCGGTTACGATCCTCATCAAGGCGGTGGACACCAGCGGAAACGAGTCCGTCAACCCAACGTACATCATCACTGACCTCGGAGACGCTGCTCTGGCCAACGTGCTGGTTACCTTCGACCTAGATGCTTTGGGCTACCCTGGTACGATCACAGGTGGGTCGATCTCTGGCGGTGACATTGTTGCAACTTATCTGGACAGTTTCTACGGGCCGGACAACGACAGCTTCTACCACTCCGACACTGGAGGCGGCTCCACGATCGGGGACAACTACCCGTTCTATGACCCAACATCCTGGAGCGAGGTGGTGTACACCACACTTGGGTATGTCCCATCGGCCATCTTGGCTGGCAGCAACGCCACTCTGCTATTGACGACTGAGGGTGCGGCCACCACCACGATCGAGTACCGAATCATCGGTCCAGTCTCTTTCTTTGGGCTGGACGCCGCCAGCTTCTATGGCCCGTCTAACTCCGACAGCTTCTACAGGGCGAGCAATGATCCCACCTATGTGGATGCTACCCCATGGGCACCTTGGCCCGGGCAGATTCCTGCCACTGCTGACGTGTACCAGTTCCGTGTCACCTTGACTCCCTCGACCGTACAGCCCAAGATCACCTACATGGCGTTCGTGATCGACGCTCCGGATGTTGAGGAACAAGTGAACGACTTGCCCATCAGCGCCAGCGGAACTATCATCCCGCTGACCCGCAACTTCACCAAAGTCGTCAACATTCAAGCCACCCTGCAAGCAAACTTGTCCGGTGGCGAGACCGTGGAGATTGACAAGATCAGCAGGCTGGTCAAGGTGTACAATTCTTCCCACGTCGCAGTGTCCGGCGCGACCGTGGATTTGACTGTCAAAGGATATTGAAATGACGATGCTTCCCGCACGAACAGGTGTAAGCGACACCTACCCTAACCCAACCAATGGCGTTGCCAGAGCCGCTTTTGGTACCATCTGGGACGTTCTCAATGAGTCGTACCAAGCGGCCGAAGTCAGCGTCGTGGCGGCGGCCACCATTGATATCGGTGGCCAGACGAGCATGAAGCTGCTTGTCACCGGCACGGCGTCGATCACTAGCCTGGGTACCAACTACCGAGGGCCTGTGGTCGTGCGGTTCTCCGGTACACCAACGCTTACCCACAACGCCACCACCTTGCTCCTACCCAACGGTGCCAATATCTCAGTGGTGGCTGGGGACGTCGCCATCTTCTCTCCGAAGTCGGCCTCTGGCACGGTCAATGGATGGCAGTGTGTGAGCTATGTTCCCAGCACAGCGGCCGGTGCAAGGGCTAACCTTGGTCTTGGTACAGCGGCAGTGCTGAATGTGGGAACCAGCGCCAACTCGGTGGTTCAGCTGGATTCGTCCGGTAAGTTGCCTGCTATAGACGGTTCTGCGTTGACTGGTATCAGTAGTGGTGGTGGTAGTAGTAGTAACGCCGACATCTTCACGGGTAATGGTACGCAAACAACATTCACGCTGTCTGCAAATCCGGGTGCGCTGAACAACCTTGATGTCAGCATTAGCGGCATCACACAGAAGCCTGGAATCGACTACATTTGGGCAAGTGGGACGACGATTACATTCACCAGTGCGCCACCGGCTGGAACAAACAACGTGTTGATTCGGTACATGCAGGCGCTGGCGCTGGGCACTGCCGATGCGAGCTCGGTGCAGTACACGCCTGCCGGAGCAGGTGCAGTAGTCAGTAACGTGCAGGAAAAGCTACGTTCTATTGTTAACTTTGCCGGGTACACCGCTCAATCATATTACGATGCTGCGCGTGCAGCGCTTACAGGGCGAAGCGATCTCCTTGTTCGCCCAGATTCTGAGTCTACCGACATTTTGCTCAGTGCTGCTTTGGACCAAACTCGCAGTGCACTGTTGAAAGCACGGACAGCGCCGCACGCAAATTTCAACTGGTTCACAAGCGACTTCACAGTAGCCGGGTGCCCTGGTACGGGTCAAGCTGTTGTCGTGCAAGACATTGCGGACGTTTTCCAGACCAAATTCGGGGCGCTCATCGGGGGTACTGTCAGCTATGTCCACCCAAGTGGGAGCGACGCAAACACCGGGAGTTCTTGGCGTTCTGCGTTTTTGACGCTGTCGCAAGCATTGAGGAGCACTACGAACGGCACAATCTATATTTGGCCGGGCACTTATGACTTGAGCGACTTCCGCTACACCGACAGCTATGGTGATCACCCAAAGAAAATCATTGCGCCATATGGTGGTGTGATATTGCGCGTTGCGGGCGATGATCCGGTCGCAGCAACCTGGGGGCTTAACGGAGATTACGGAGGCGTCTATCAGATGCACGTCGTGTCCAGCAATAACCCAATCCGATTATTGCGAAAGGACTTACTAGATAAATATGGCGAACCAACGCCAATGCCTTATTTCTCTAGTTTACTTTCTCTTGCTAGCACTAACTTTGGTTGGGCTTTTGACCCGGCGTATAGCTCGGCAATCACTGGCAATACAACAAACGGCAGCAATGTACTTAGCGGTGTAAATAACGTAAAAAGCGCAGCGGTCGGCATGGCGATCACAGGGCCCGGCATTCCAGGTGGGACGACAATTACAGCCGTCATTCCGGGTACCTCGATCACAATGTCGGCTAACGCCACGGCTACTGCCACAGGCATAACTACGACCGTTACCGGACGAGCTCTGTATGTCCGCGATGCAATGAGCACCAACGTCAATACTACGACAAAAGCCAATATCCAGTTGGTCTACGGTGCAGGCGGCGATAACCGGACATTGCTTTACTCGACCACCAGCTATTGGGAGAACATCACATTCTGGGGCTACATCAGTGTGCTGAAAGTAGCTGGGCAAGCAGCCCCTCAATTTTGGGCAAAGAAGTGCAGCTTCAAATACGGAGCAACGCACGCCATTCTTGCTGAAGGTGGGCATAGCTACACGCAAGAATGCCGTGCTTATCGAATGTCCTCAGACGGGGCCAACTACAACGCGCTTAATGGGACAACGGCTCAGGGTGTGGAGATTAACTTCACGACACAGTTTGCTGGAGACGTGGACACTTACGGAACATCGCAGACCGCAAACCCGCAAGGTAACGGCCAAAATAAAAACGGGTCAAGCAATCATGACGCTTACGTCGTACGCGTGAACGGCCTTCACATCGACCCGTTTGGACCGAACATTGCCGACACAGCGACAAGCTATTCCTGGAACTTGGGGGTTCAGGCAGGCTACAGCCAGCTGACCGTCAATGGCATTCCGTCCATTCCCCGGTACGGAATTCTGAACCAAGGAAACAACGCTTGGAACGACGGGTGTTCAGTTACTGGTAACGACGCTGGCTTCAACTCTGACAGCGGTGCAAACGTGAAAATGTTCAACTGCTTCGGAACCCAAGCCATAACCAATGGCGGTGTCTTTACAACATATATCCCATCATGACACCAGAAGAACGCGCCGAATTCATCGCAGACATGACATCCTCCCCGCCCTAAATGAAGGAGAGGATGTCAAACCCATGAGTTACAATACGTTCGGAGCCACGACGGCCAAGCTCATCGAGGTGTCCGGGATTTACTACCAGTGTAGCGTCGCTACCGACGTCAAATAAGGAAGGTCTATGACCACGCAAGTACCTGCATCCATGCTCGCGGCAGACGTCGCCACCCAGGCTGAACTGGACGCCGCTATCGCGGCCAGCGTCCAAATCGTTAATAACGTAGCGACTTTGCGGAATATTACTCCGACCCTTTCGCGCCGTATTCAAACCTGCGGCTATTATACCGACGGCGACGGTGGGGCGGCACAATACTTCCCGAAAATCGGGGCGGCTCCTGGCACCTATGCCCACAACGGCGGCACCGTGATTGTGCCAAACGGTGGCGACGGCTCTGCTGCCTGGCTGCTGGATATCACCAACGGAATCAGCGTTAAGCAATGCGGCGCCAGAGGCTTGAAGGGTGGCGGTGGTGACGATTCGACCGCGTTCGCAACGGCCGTCGCCAGTCTCAAGGCCGTATATGCGCCGGAAGATACCTACACCATCAACTTGACAATCAACAATCGCACGATTATTTACGGCGACGGTTCGACTGCCACTCTCATTAAGCCTTACAACACGGCCGTCGCGGCAATGACTTACACGCTTACGGCAATGACAGTGCCCGGAGGCACCAGCTATTGGAATTATCATTCTGAAATCCGCGACATTGGTTTCCGTAGCGCAAGCAAAGTCGGTGTGGGCTTCACTTTTGCAAAAACCAATCCGGCCGATTACGCGACCAATGATGAATATACAAACAATGTGAAGTTTTACGGTTGCGAATTCCAAGGATTCAATAAGGGCGTGCAATTCCCCTTCGGTAATATCGGAACTGAATTTTATTCATGCGGCTTTAGTCTGAATAAATACGGCATGTACACCCTGAATAACAAATTTGGGGCAATCATGCACGCGGGAAATAAATATTTTTATGGCGGCGAAATGCACGGTAATGATTGTGCGGTTTATTGCCATAATACTGCCGACGGTTTTGGTGCAATTAGTTTTTACGGCACCATTATTGAAGGCAACAATATTGGCTTTTATCTTTACATTTCACCCCGCGTCACTGTGCCAATTCTCATTGATGGCGTTTGGCTTGAGGCTAACGGTTCCGCAATTGCAGGGTCGACCACAATTGACGCTTGGAGCGGTTCAACATTAAGCACGCAAACTTTGCCGAATAAAACAATCATTGTTGACGGTGACGGCGGCAAAGTTAATTTGGTTTCTGGCTTTGTTGGCGACGTGCGCCTCAAGGGTACGAATATTGAATTTATCGCAACGAATTCGCGGGCCGAAGCTAACGGCGGATTTGGCGGCGGTGCGTTTGTTGTGGACGACCCGACCACATCTTACATTCTCTTGGAAAATCCAACATCCGATGGCGGCTGGTGGAACGGCAATTACATGCCGACCGTGCGCGGCAATATGCGTGAAGCCGGGATGATTCTTAACCCCGGAACGCATGCAGTAGGACGGCTATTTCAAACCAATCAACGCGGCTCAAAAGTCACGAATTACGGCCCGTCCCGTGCAATGTCCGCAAGCCTTGCGACCTCGGCAACCACGGGTAACGGTTCTTTCAGCTTGACAGGTACGGTCGTTGCTGACGGGCGCATTTACAACAACTGTAACGAATTCACGCAGGCCGCCTTCACGGGGGCGCAATTTACTCGACTCAATTCTCCCGACTCAGTGATTACAACGGTAGCCGGTTGGTATGTCTTCACCTTGGATATGAAAATTGTGTCGGGTGCTGGCGTCAATTTCTATGTATGGGACCGTAGCACAGCGCAGCTTGCGATCGCCGGAACTTGCAACACGGTCGGCCATTGGGAAACATTCGCGGCAATCGGCTATTCGGCTGGCGGTCAAACTCTATATTTGGACTTTTCCGGTAATGGTGGCGACGTCACTTGGCGCATTTCGGCATATCAGATTCACAGGTTTGATACTCGCCAGGACGCACAAGCCTTCATTTTGTCCAGTGTATTCGCAGAATCCTAAAGGGGAATTCAAATGGCAACAGCAAAAGATGATGCGGTCGCGCCTGAAGTTCTGGCAGCGATTGAAGCCGCAAAAAACGCACCGGCACCAATCACCGGAAATCAGAAACTTTTGGAAGAATTGCAAAAAGCGCAATCGGAACAAGGAGTTTGAAGCAGGTATGTCCGAACGGAGCAATTCGACGGTGGTGCATCACCGGCAGACCTCTACCGGTACTTTGCAGCGCAGCAACAGCCCATAATGGCATTTGATGGGCTCAAAACCATGCAACAATGAGCGTTGCACTACTGACTACCACCATGCCTTATTCTTCCATACCTGACCTCGACGTATTCGCCTCCAAGGCAGCTGGATTAATTGGGGCCTGCTTGTCCTTCACCTTCATGAAGGGAACGATGCCCGAGAAGATCACCATGTTCCTGGGCGGCTGCGCCTTGTCGTATTATGGTGCCCAGTGGATGGCCACGCGCAGCGGCTTGCCACTGGAGTTGACCTCGCTATTCGTTGGCTTTTTCGGCATGGCTGTATGCTCAAAGGTGTACGACACCGTGCGCATGATGGACTTAGAGAGTATGATCCGTGGGTTCCTCCCGAAGAAGTGAACGGCCATGGACCTCATGCTTACCACCACTTGCTGCGCCTTGGTATTGATCTCGGCGTGCAGCTTCCTCGCCGTTTGGTCCCACCGGTTCGAGGACACCAACATTCAGCGTCTGTGCTTCGCCGGTATGGCCATCTTCTCCTTGGGCTTGGCCTACGAGTTTTGGCGCACCGACTACGCGGCCGACAAGGTGCAGATCTTCATTTGGCTGGTGGCTGGGTACACCGCTGAAACTACCCGGAAAATCCGGTCGAAAGGTGAATGATGCTTGAAATTCTGGGGTTGGTATTCGGCGGCGCAAGCCGTCTTGTTCAACATTGGATGGACCTGAAGGACAAAGACAAGGAGCGAGACCACGAGCACCGCATGACGGTGGTGCAAGTCGAGCTACAGGACAGGCGGCTTGCCCATGACGCCGAGATGCGCCGGGCGGACGCCCAAGCGGCTGAATCCGCATCCGAGTGGGATGCCTTGAAGGTGGCTGTGGCCAGCCAAACAGCAGAAGCCCGGGAGGCGGGCGGTTGGGTGGCCAAGTTCTCCGCAGTGATGCGGCCCTTGCTCACGTTCTACCACTGCATCATCATGTACACGGTGCACAAGTGTGCGCTGTTCTACTTGGCCATGATGGCCAACATGACTTGGGCCACTGCCTTCGTGGCCATCTACGGTGACTTCGATCGTGGTATCGTTGGAAGCATCATTGGCTACTGGTTCATGGACCGTGGACTTCGGAAGAAGTAAGTGTCTACTTGGTACGAAACGGCCACTGCCCTGATCGCGCCCTTTGAAGGGTGCCAGATCTTGCGCGGTGACAAGGTGTACCCGTACTTGGACACCTTGGCCAAGCCGCCCGTCTGGACTCGAGGCTACGGCATGACGACGGGCATTAGCAAGGGCACAAAACCCATCTCCAAGCAAGACGCGTACGCCGAGTTGGTGGCCGCCACGCAAGCATATGGCTTGCGGGTTGCCAGTCTGGCGCCAATGCTGCTGGAGCACCCACTTGCCCATGCCGCTTGCACCAGCTGGTCCTACAACTGCGGGCTGGGCGCATTCAAGGCCAGCCGCTTGCGCCGCGCCCTGAACGATGGACGGCTGGCCGATGCCTGCGACTTGATTACGAAGCCAAACACGGCCGGTGGGGTCGTGTACAAGGGCCTGCAACGCAGGCGGCAGGCCGAGGCTATGTTGATGCGGCAAGCATTTTTTGGGTAGCCTCTACGAGTTCGGCCACCGGCAGCTTTCCTGTCCATTCCAGAAACACACCGAGCGCTTGATCGACGACCATCGCGTCCGCCTTGTTCCACTTGAAACCACACTCGGCGCACGCCCGGAACACACCGTGCGCGGCAGCCAAGGCTTGGTACGGCTCTGAATCCTGCATCTGTCTGGCCTCCAGCGCCAAGGACAGGACCGTGAGCTGCTGGTTGAGCAGCAGCACATGTGTCGCGCAGTACTCCCCGTCATCCATCATCAGCATCTGGATGCGCATGTCCACCACCCTCTGGCGCAGGTTGTTGAGCGCAACCTTGTGCACCAGAGGATTGACTTTCTGTACTCGGCGTCGCATCAGCGGTCCAGGAACAGCAGGAACAGGATGCAGCACCCAGCGTGGGCAAGGTGGCTGCGGCCGGATTCGGGGTCCAGCTTCTCACCGCCTACCCAAGCGTCCATGTGTCGCATGAGCGCGTCGTAGTATCGACGCTTGCCATCGGGCACCTTCTTCCAGTTGTCCACGTCGTATTTCTGGGCCCCGAACTCCAGCACGTCGATGATCGAGGCCACAGTGCCAAGCGGGAGCAGCGACCAGCGCAGCTTACCGGTATCCAGCTTGCGACCTTCGGGTTGTTTCACAGTACGTTTCATCAAATTCTCCTTACAGTTGAATGACTTGGGTTGCAAAGCTGTCAGCAAGGTCACTGTGCGTGACCAGCAAGACTTGTTCAAAGCCAGCCCCGGCGATGGTGCCGAGCATGGCCAGCTCTCGTGTGCTGTCACACGCGGCTGCTGGTTCATCCAAGGCCAGGAAGCTGGCAGTGGGTACGAACGTCTTGACCAAGGCAAGGCGCAGGGCCAGCCCAAGGGCGTCCAAAGTGGAGCCGGACAAGCCGCCCACACCTTGACCATCGACCTTGAAGCCGTCGCTGTCTCGGGTTACCATGCTGCGGGTTCCACGGACTTGCGAGAAGTAGTGGCCCACGGTGCCGAGCACGGTCGTCCAGAGCTTGTTGGCGATGACCGGGCGGGCTGCACGCAGTTTCTTGACCAGATCATTGTGGTGAGTCATGGTCTCGATCATGGTCTTCGTCTTCTCGATCTGCTCGGCCAGGCTGGCGCAGTCCAACACTTGTCGGTCATACGCCGCCTTGGCAATGGCAAACGCAGCGGCTTCCTTCGCAGCGTGAACCTTGGCATCGGCCAGTGTTGCACGCTCTTGTTCCACAATACGCTTGGCCTCCTCATAGGCACTGATGGCAACCTCCGCCTTGGTGGTGTCGATCACAGGCACCTCGACCAGTGAGGACATCTCTGACTGGGCGGCGTCCCACTTGGCCATAGCCTCTTGGTGGCCGCGCACTGCCAGACGGGCATCGGCCAGAGCCGACTTGGTATTGCCAGGCTTCTCAATCACGCCGTGCAACCACTGTGGCGTCACAGGCATGGTGTCACCAGCCTTCCAGTGCGGTGTCATCAAGCGGCGGATACGGCGATCGTCCGCTTCCATATCCGCGTAGGTAGCGCACAGTAAGCGGGCAGCGGTAAGCTGCTCTGTTGCATCCAAGCGCATCTGCTCAAGCCGGTCTAACTCCTCGGTGATCTTGAGGTTGCTGTCGGCCACCTCTGGCACCATGGACAAGTCTTGCTTGCACAGTGGGCACACGTCATCAGAGATTCTCTTGGCCTCGGCTTGCGCCTTAGACACCATGATGTTCTGTAGGGCTTCCTGAGCAGCGATATTGTCCCAGTTGGCTGTCTGTTTGGCAGCCTCGAACTCGGCCACAGTGCCAGCGAATCGGGGGCAGTCTGGAAACACGATCTGGCTGGCATCGTAAAGTTCTCGGGTGGTAGTCTCCTGCGCGACCTGACGAATCAGATTGTCAAGTGTCTCCTGCGAGACTGTAGCGTCTCCCGGGTGGCTGACTTGCTCCAGCACTGCTCGACGCTTGGCCACTCGCTCGTTGTTCAGCAGTGCTTGGCGAGCCTCTTGTATATCCTGCGTTGCCTGTACCCATGATCCCTTCAGACTGGACAGGTTGGACTCCATGCGGGACAAGCGGTCGGCCACGGTGGAGACGTGCTGGTCAGCAGCGTCAGCAAGTTCCCGCGAAGGCGCGTCCGGGGCTGGAGCATCCGCCTTGGCTCGCAGGTCGGACAACTGTCCGGACAAGGCCGTGGTGTTGCCGCAGGGAAGCTGGTCCTGAATCTTCTCCACAAGGGTCTCCAGCACTTGGAGATTGGCCAAGGTCTCGATCAGGGAACTGGCAGCGGCCGGGCCTTGGGCCAGGATGCCTCGGATTTCTGCCTGGTTGGCGAACAGCAGCTTGCCAGCCATCTGCGAGGACGTGCCCAGCAAGTGTTCCATGAACGTCTTGGTCTCCGTCTGGCCAGTCACGTGCTGGTCACCATAGCGGATTTCTGCGCCGCTCTTGCCCCTGGACACGTGGTAGTCCACACCGTCGATGGATACCACCAGACCGACACGCAAGGAGCTGACAGGCTTGCCGTACGTGACTGTCTCGTCCAATGAGGTGCGCAGAGACGAGACACCGAACATGGCATAGGCGATGGCTTCGGACACGGTGGTCTTGCCATGTTCGTTGTTTCCACGCAACACATTGAAGTCCGACAGGAAGTTGATCTCACGGTCAGTGTGTTTACGGAAGTTAGTGAGTTTGAGTGAGGTGAACATTACTTCAGGCTCTCCAGGGTTTTCATGTCTTCAGGGGACAAAATCTCGCGCAGCGCCCCCATCACGTCGAAGGCTTCGACCTGCTCAAGCGATTGGGCAATATCCGCGCCGTCTACCGAGTCGATCACAACGGCGTTGGCCACGACGAAGGCTTGTGAAGAGCGGCGGTAGTCCGCGACCGCTGTGGCCACCAGCACTGCTTCATCAGCAGTTGCAGTGCCCACCATGCGAACGAACGGGGCTTGCGTGATAACCGGGTTGCGCCAGTCAATTTCAGCGTACCAGTGCGCGATCGAGGCGATCTGCACCAAGCGAGGCTCGCCGCCATCGACTTGGATGAAGGACTTGGCCTTGCTTCCCAGGCAATCGGATACGCTGGTCGGTATCTGGTTGCCAGGAATCCAACACTTGCCAATCCTGCGGGTCTGGTGCTCATGGGCATTCACCACATGCTTGCAGGGCAGCTTGTTGAGTTGCCCTATCGTCATGTTCAGCGAGTGGTCGGCCTGTTTGGCAAACTCGTTGGAGATGTTGCAGTGGGTGTACACCACGTCGCATTCAGGCACATCGGCAAGGGCGTCATCGAACTCTTGCTGGTTGGTCAGGTGCGGTATGACGTAGCCGTGAGGCGTCATCGTAGGGGCGGCCACGTGGTGGAAGGTGTACGGGTAGTGGGCACCGAGCAACTTGCACAAGAACTCCATGGAGGACAAGTTTTCGGAGGACTTGGACAAGTCGTGGTTTCCGTTGACTGCGTACAGGTGGTAGCCCTTGGCCAGCCACTCAGCCGTGGCCCAGTACACCTTCAGCACATCGCTCATGGGGATGTTGTAGGTATCGAGCCAGTCGCCCAGCAGCATCACGTCGTTGTTGACGCCTTGCAGCAGGTCAATGTAGCTGTTGATTCCGTAGCTGCGCAGGGCGATGGCCGACTGCGCGGTGGTGCCGGAGCTGCGAATTGCTCCGAGGTGTAGGTCATTGAAGATGGTTAGCATACTCGGTCTCCCCACTGTGCCGCCATTGCGGCTGCGATTCCCTTGTAGGTGGTGCTGCGGATCTTCCAACGATCGGCGCTGGGCGCCAAGGTATTCTGTCCGCTATCGGTTTGGTTCCCCCACCGCTTCTTCCCCTCCACAACTCTGGGCGGGATATGCTCAGTTGGGACCAGATGTGGTAGGTTCTTTAACCACAGGCAGGTCTTTTTGCTGGCATCGTGCCCATACTCGTGCGGGTGAATAATCTGATCCGGCTTGCGTATCCTGCTGGAAATCACGCTGACTGGGTTTTCCAAGGCTATCTTCGGTATAGGGGCAGCCAGGAGTGTCGTTACAAATCTCAATGCATCCTCCGTTAGTAGGGGGTCTCGGATACCACGAGTTGTCCAGTGCATCCCACTTACAGACAAGTAGGTGCATGGCGGGTGGGCGATCATCAGGTCCCATCCATTGTTTAGGATGTCTAGGACCGACCCTTGATAGTGGGGCCCCGGAGAATCGGTGGGCAGCAAATCACAACTCATGGCGTCATGCCCTAAAGCAATGAAGGCATCCCTTACCGTCCCACTATATTCACAAGCTACCAGAACCCTCTTTTTTGTACTCACAAAATTTCCTTCATCACTGCAACCAGCGGGCGCGGCTCAATCGGGCTCATGTCCCAACTGCCACCGTCGCGCACCAGAAAATGCTCAACAGATTCAGCCCTCCACCCGGTGGTGAACTGGACAAGAACCCAAGACTCGGCCCCAGCACAAGCCCACATCCTCATGCGGGCCACTTGGTCAGGGGACATATTTTTGTGGGGCAAGCGATACGCATGCTCCACAGACTTTACTTCCAGCAAGGTAAGCTGGCCATGGCGCAGCACCATGAAGTCGCACGGTGCAGGAGACTTGAATCCCGCCCGGAAGTCCGGGTATCTGTAGTGGATCGTGTCCACCGCGTCGATGGACTTCAGGTACTTCTTGACGGCGGCTTCCGCCGCCTTGCCTCGGTTGGCGAAGGTCATGTGTCTTCCTCCATGCGAATTGACAAAAATGTCGGGAATCGGGGCTTGTCCTTCACACCGCTAACCATCGACTTGTACTTGATGAGCTTGCCCACCAGCAAGTCTTGATTGGCCCAGAAGTTTCGGCGCTCGTCGTGCGTCATCTTGCCGGGGCCTACCGTAATGGCCTGCCCACTTGCTGTGACACACTCCAGAGCCCCCACCATGTCCTTGGGCACCATATTTTCCTGGTGCGAGGACCGCTCGGTATGACCCAGTTCGTTGATCTTGGCTTCGTTACGGTTCTCCATCGCCTGCACGACGCGCACCACAGTGGCCTCGGCATCCGCGAACTGCTTGACGCGAATCAAGCTGCCACATGACGTGCCAGATCGGCCCGACTTGTAGGGAGCCAGCGGGTTGCGCAGGATGGTGCCTTCCATACCGGATGCCACCCATGAGGCATCCAATGCGTCGATCTCCTCCTGGTTCCACACCACTTGCGAAGGTACAGCCACAACTCGTGGATCATTAAGTGCCGCTACCCGCTCCCGCAGAGTGGCGTACCGTTTTTCGTACGGCCAATCAGACTTGTCGGTGATGTCGAACACATGCCACACCACGTCATCGGCTGAGCCGTTCACAGTGTTGAGCACTGAAGTCGTATCCCGGCACAGCGAGGTTGAGTTGATGGAGCCCCAGGCCATCTCTCCATCGAAGTGTTGGTACTTGGGGTCTGAGAAGACTTCCATGACCGCCTTGTTCTTGAAGGGCTTTAGCGACCGACCGGTGAAGGACTCGATGTAGCAAGCCCGCACACCGTCGATCTTGGGTTGGGCGATCATCGGGAACGAGAGCTTGCACTTCTCGATGTCTTGGGCAAGGGTGGGGTTCATTAGGCAATCCAGTGCCGTTCTACGGCTGCAATGGTGATTGGGGCAACCTGCTTGGCAAGGTCAAGCATGGCTTGGGCGTATACCTGAATCTCGTGCTGGGCATGAGCGTGCAGACGCAGCTTGCAGAACTTCATCAGGTTGTGCAGGTCTACTGTGCAGAAGAAATGCGTGTAGGTGTTCATAGGCAGGACTCCACGTGCAAGTTCGCGGGGAACACCAGCGTCGATCATTTCCTTGTACGCGGTGAAGGCGTCTTCACAGGTCTTGCGCATCAGGTCTTGGAAGTACAGCGCCTGTGGGTGTTGCTCCTTGGTGCGCATCTGCTTGTTCGTCGGACTCTGCGTGGTGATTTGATCCACCCAAGGGGTGTAGAAGACGGCAGGCAGCTCGGAGTAGCGGGCGGATATTTCATTGAAACAGTTATGTACCAAGAAATTATTAGCTACAAAGTTATGCTCCTTATGGGCTACCGTAACGTCATACACAGGTTCAATACCATCCTTGGTAATACTCGTGACTGGAACACTTACCCAAGACCGGGTAGCCCTGCCTCCGTTAATCTTAGCGTCATTGGAGTTGTCTTTAGGGGATCCCCACGCCAAATTTTGGAGTCGATTATCCATTGGGTTATCATCCAAGTGTCTAAGCACCTCCATATCCCCCTTTGGGGGTAAGAACATGGACGCTACTATTGCAGACACATGCATAACTTTATTTTTGATATTCACTACCGCACGGCGGTTGCTGCATGTGATGGTTTTATCCATCCAGATCGACCCCTTACTGCGACGTCCTTGGCCCCACAATGTCTGTACTCTACCTAGAGTGGATACCCTGTAACCGTCATGGAACTCCGCCCATTGCTCATTAGCCAACTCGTCCTCGGTGAGTACTGGTACCTCTGGCCTGCGTGGGTTACCCTTATACCCTAGTAAAGTTACATTACGCCCAGCAAGGTTTTCGGCTTTTACCCATACCCCGTCCGAATGGAATAAATGGTCTCCACTAGCCCGTATGACCCTCTTCCCTGCAACTATACGGTATAGCTGCTTAGTGCCCGACATCCAAACATCTGTTATGGATGTTTCTTCGATCTCTCCGCCACTACCCCGGCAGCGTAATTTCATACCGGAGATACGCGATCGGTTGTGTTCCTCCAAACTGAGACGGCTCGGATCTGCTCTACGATGTTTTGCTGCCGGAGGGTTCCATGACTTGGCCAAGTGGCCGATGGTTAACTTATACGGTTTACCGTCACAGGGGCGCACGAATTCCAACTTTGTGTCTCCTGCCAGACACCATGTCCGGTGCCGCATCCACTGACGCGCTACAAAAAGAGGAGCACGCACGTCGAAGGTGAAATTAACCGCCTCTAGCGGGCTCGTGTGCGAGTGCTTCACGAGGTAATCAATGAGCTTGGCATCCTTGCCTTCGTCCTCACCAGAGCGCCACTCTGCGTCGTAGCTGACGCGAGCGTTGCGCACGATGGACAAGTCGCTGCCCATGTGCTCTACCAATCGTACGCTTCCATGGTCCAGCACGTTGATGATGTTGTTCAATGGGAACCTTTCTTAGAGGTAATCTTGCCTTGCGGCGAAATGTGAAACGACAGACCATTTTCAAAAATGAGGTGGTCTGTCGGATAGCGCAGCATCATACTCGCAACTTCGGATAAAAACTCGGGGTCATCCGAGTTTTCAAAAACTGACCGGTGGATGGACTCCGAATCAACGGACTCCGCCGGAACCCGCATGTGGTGGACGAAGAAGCACTCGATCAGGGAATCGAGGTTCTCGTCCATGTACACATGCTTGCCAAGGGTAGCGTGAGCCACCCGCATCAGATTGCCTCCATCGCAGTGGTAATCTGCTCAAGCGTTGCAGAGTCCCCCAGTTCGTTGAGCTGGAGGTAGTTGGGGCCTACGCCCACGCTGGAGCCAGCAGGCAAGCCTGGCCAGAACTCCTCGGTCATGAAGCCATGCACCGCTTTGACCAGATCGGGGCGATCCTTCGGTACGGACAGCACCACCTCGTCGTGGATGGAAGCGATGAACACAGCACCTTGGTCCAGCACGTCACTGGACCAGATGCGGGACAGGACCCGCTTGGTCTGCGTGGCGCAAGAGCCTTGGATTTCCGCGTTACCAGCTTGTCGCACTGCCTTGGCAGCAATCCACTTGTCGGGCGATTGAATCTCGTCTCGCAGGTGGCGACGGGTGCCCGGGTGCAGTGTCATGTAGCCCTGCTCCTTGACAAGTCGCTCCACTCGTGCGGCCCGCTCGACGGTGCGAGGGAACGCTTGGTCGATGGCGTCGAGAATCTTCTGGGCTTCGTCCTCGCTGATGGCCAGCGTCTCGGCAATCTTCTTGGCCGTGGCACCGTAGGCCGAGGCGAAGAAGCAGATCTTGGCCTTGTCCCTCACACCCTTGGCTGTCTTCTGGACAGCCGGGTCGGTCGAGGTGTACTCAGCGTAGAACTGTTCGTAGGGGACTCCCAGCAAGGTGCTGGCCGTGATGCTGTGGATGTCCTTTAGAGACTCACCCACAAACACAGAGCGCAGGTTCTCGTCCCCGGACAGGGCACACAGTGCACGCACTTCCTGTCCTGCAAAGTCAAGACTCGCAATGACGTGGCCGGGTTCCGGGAGCAAACACGCCCGAACCGGACCGGCTTCCATCTGCTGCAAGTTGGGCTTGCTGCTGGTGTAGCGCCGGGTGTTGGTCGCACTCTGGCGGAACGAAGGGTGCAGGCGGCCGGTGTCCCAGTGAATCATCGAGGGCCACGCGTCCCAGTAGAGAGCCTTTCGGGTATTGCAGGACTTCATGGTCAGCAGGGCACTCAAGACGGGGGCTGTCTGCGGGGTTGCGTCCAGCTTCAGGGTCAAGCCCACCGCATCATCATCCGTGCGGGGGTTGCCCTCACGCTGGCCTGCTGCACGCTGCGTTTCCGTGGCCGGGTTGCGCAGCCGCACAGGCAGGTTCATGACGTTGTACATGAGCTTGGAGATTTGCAGGGGCGAGCCCACGTTGAAGATCGGCTTGCTTGTCCAGTGCTGCGCAACGAGCTTGTTGATGGAGTCCAGATCGTTGTCCTCGATGAAGCGAGCCAGCAGGTCTCCGCCGTCGATCTCACGAACCAGGATAGCCAGCTTGGAGATCGTGCGAATCATGGTCTTGAGTTCGGTGCCCAGCACTACCTGCACAGCTTGCTTGATGTTGGCCGGACTGATCTCAGTGAACACCGGAGGGTGCACACCTTCCCAACCGTGTTCGACCAAGTAGCTGGACAAGGTTTCCCAGCACTGGTCGTAAACGGCTTCGTCGTCACGGGACAGCTGCTTGAGTTTGGGCAGGTCGATGCGCACGCCCTTGGTAAAGGCTTGGGCCGTCAGATAAGGCGGCAGCGTCTCGGTGTCCATGAACGTGTCCCAGCTATGCTCAAGTTGCATGAACAGTCGGAAGAAGTTGAATAGGCCCGCAGTCACTGCCGTGTCGTCCGTACCGTAGCTGAACACCTCGTCTCCGGACAACTGGTGCATCTTGCGCCCGCCTGTCACGGTGTCGTAGGACACTTGGTCGTAGTTCATCAGCCGCTTGGACAAGTCCTTCAAGCCTTGCTTGCCGGACTCGTCGTAGAACGAAGCCATGATGCGAGTGTCGATGGTGTTGGGCAGGAAGCCGCGCCACCCGTTGTCTTGCCAGTGCTTGCCAAAGGCGTTGTACAGGACAGGCAGCTCGAATCCAGCAGAGTTGTGGCACACGATGGGGAGCGGCTGCGGGATGCACTCCAGCAGGGTACGCAACTGCTCCATGGAGCAGTTGTTGGTGTCCGCATGGTTGGTGCACACGTAGAAGCTGTAACGGCTATTGGGGCCGAATGTCAAGCCGCACCCGGTGATCTTGCTGCCGATCACATCTATCCCATCCTTGCCAGAAGCGGCCAGCCAGTCATCGCTCTCGTCAGGCACAGTCGTTTCCAAGTCAAGCGCCACGAACTGCGAGGTCAGCAACTGCTGCTGGAAGAAGCTCTTGGCTTTGTCGAAGTTGTCGGCGGTCACCAAACGCTGGGCCATGCTCCAAGGTTTGAGTCGCTCGTCGTCCGTGTTGCGTACCAGACCCACAGACCAGCGCACAGGGTTGGTCAGGTTATCCACCCACTCAGGGTACAGGCGGGCCAGGTTATAGGACTTCTGTACCTCGATGCGCTGCTCAAACAGCATACCCAGCAGTGGGCACTGCCACTCCTCGGCCAGAGCTTCCAAGTCTCGCAACTTGCCGTTCTCCAGCATCTCATGGAGCTCGACCAAGCCGGTCGTCTTGTACTTGGCAATGAAGTCGAGAAACTTCTTGGGGCCGAAGCCGGGGCAGCCCTTGATGTTGTCGGACGGGTCGCCTACCAGCGCCTTGTAGGTGGTGACCAAGTGGTGCGGGAACGGGCCGAACTTGTTGTAACCGACCTCGCCGTTGATACGCACTCGGACGTTCGCGCCGTGAGCGTTGACACCGTGCAGGGCCACCAAATCACCGTCGTTGGACATGATGACCATATCCTCCTCGGTGTGCTTGGCAAGGAACGCCAGTTGATCGTCACCCTCCACGTTGTCGCAGACCATCTCTAGCGCACCAAGGTCAAGGAACGCCTTGCGCACTTGGTCTTGCAGGGACTGGTACTCGTTGTAGTACTCGGCAGGGCGGCTGCCACGCGTCGCCTTGTAGCGGGAGTCCATGTCAAGGCGCGGGGCCTTGCTGTGCATCCCTTCGGTGACCATGATGAGATCCATGGGCATCAGGCCAAACTCGTCAAGGGCAGCCTTGATCGAGTTGACCACGAACTCGTAACCGTAGGCAGCGGTGTTGATCTGCACCGACTTGCCTTCGTGTTCCACTGTGTAGCCCTCAGCGTCCTTGCCAGCAGCAAGGCAAGTCTTGAGGATGGAAGCCATGTCAATTGCGATACGCATTATTCACTCCGAATTGTGAACCAAGGGGACCCGAGGTACCTGAACCAGTTTGCTCCTAAAAAGATAGCAATGACGGCATACCCAACGGCTTCGTAGCCGGGGCCAACTTGCCACTTGTCAGCAAGCAGGTACCACAGAAAGGAAACCACCGCCAAGTTGGGCGGTGGTAAGTGTTGCGGGTGGATGACTGGGATAGGGGGTGGAAACTTGTTCAACGTCGTCTTCTTTCTTTAATTTCCTGGCAGGTGATGCAGCGGATCTTGCCAAGCAGGAGGCGTCCATCGGGGATGTCGTCATCGCAAGCGATACAGTGCACCCCATCGAACTCTGGGTCGTACTCTTGTGCAGACGCCAAGGCTTGCCTGCGGATGGCTTCCTGCCTGAAGAAGTCTTCCTGCTCGCAGGCAATGTCTATCGGGTCAGTAAATTTGTCTGTCACGTAAGTCTCGCTTATGGGCACGGTCTAGGGTCGCGGTACTGTACTCCGTCCACCCTGTCCTGAATCGAACAATTTGCTCCTCTGAGAGTGTACTCGTTCTCAAGGACCCAAGGCGGATTCCAAAGCGGCTGCGGAATGACTCCTCCGCCATGTACTTCGTAACCAAGATGTCCGCGATGTCGTACACCCTGGAGATGTCCGGTATCGCTTCGTCCATGATGATTTCCTCGACCCGCTGGAAGTCCGAGAGCATCTCAGGGTACGTGACTTGCTTGGTCACCCTCATCTGGGTTACGCGGGAAGGTCTGCGGCGTCGTGGCCGCTTAACGATGGTCGCACCATCCGCAGCCAGCACAGCCCGTTGAGCAGCAATCAAGGTCTCGGGGTCGTTGAGGGCTCGCAGGTAGAGCAAGTGGGACTTGATCTCCTCACCATCCTCTGCCTCGTCCGCCCAGATGTACATGCAGTCCAGAATGTCCAGCGTGCCGTAGCACGAGATCGGCCCCCGCTCCAGTATCATGCTTGCCTTCAACTCAGTCGGTGTACACATGATCGTGGTACTCAAGCCGGGCAGGCACAACTGGTGGTTCTTGACTCCGATGATGCACGAGTCGATCTCCACGCAGTAGTTGTCGTTGTTCACCGAGGCAGACACCCCGAAGACCATCTCGAACACTGCGACGGACTCCGCTGCGAACTGCACCAGATCCCGGTACGCATCCCCAATAGGAGGAGAGAACAACATAGCCGCGTGGCCCACAGGGAAGCCCAGGAACTTGGACAGGTCGGGTAGCGACGTGCACTTGGAAGGCCCTGTACGAGTCAGCAGCCGGTTGCATGCCTTCTTCCACGCGCTGAAGAACAGGCCCGGGTCCCGACCTCTCATATGAGGCGTGAACACCATCAGGGGGCTCACTTCCAGCGTCTCCCTGTTGGAGGGAGCAATCAGGGCGGGTCTGGCGTACTCCAGCGGGGCATCCGGCATGTAGGCCAGCAGGTCCTTGCCAGGCACCTTCGCCTTCGTGAGCAGGTCCACAAGCGTATTGATGATACGTTGCGTATGCTTCTTGCCAGCCGCGTGCTGGGCCGCACGAATGTGGTTCAGGGCCGTGGCCATTAGCCGAGCACCTTGGCCTCAGCCGACAAGTTTCTGTTCAGCGCCGCGTAGTCGCTGTACTTGTCTCCATACCGAACCGCCAGCTTGGCAATGTTATTTTCCATCGCCTGCTCCAGTGTAAAGCCGAATCGGCTCAGGAAGCTGGATACAGCGTTGAGCAAGCTGGAACAGCCAAAGCGGGTATCGCCTATGCTGATGTTGGATGCCATCTGCGCCATTAGGTAGGCCATCTCGATATCAGAGACCGTGCGGTAGGACTTGACTGGGTAGATGTCAGGGACGAAGCCAAGGCGGCTTGACAGGAGCGCGATGCCCCAGCAGAGGTCACCGCATTCTTCCAGCAGGTTGGTGGTGTCCAGATCCTTGCCGTAGATCACGTGCTTCTTCAAGCAGTCCACCACCTCCCCTACTTCGGAGATGAGCAGCATCTTGCCGTGGTCGATGTCCAGAGCCAAGGGTAGAGTCTTCGCTGTGCGCATGGCCAGCGGGATGTAGTCGTTAAAAGTCAAACGAGCCTCACGAAGTGTTCAAGACTGCGGCGGATGGTCGGTGGCAGGTCATCCTGATCGAGCATCCACCGAACGTAGGGTTTGGGAAGCTCCATCATGAGATCCCCCTTGTGCTTGCCAAAGGGCATGCGGTGCATTAGCAAATTCGTCTGCTCACGGGCCACTGCATCTTCCAGCGTGGTGCGCCCCATGTGCAGCAACACCTTGAGCAAGGTGTTGGTCATCCTCACGTCGCCAAGTGCGCTGTGCGCCTTGTCCTGCGGAATCTCAAGGTGCTTCACGAGTGTGGCCAGCTTGTGGTTGGCGCTGTGCTTGACATACAGCCGGGCCATCTGCAAGGTGCACAAGGTCTGGACTTTTCCGGGGTAAATCCAGTTGGACAGGAATCGGTAGTCGAAGGCAACATTGTGGCCGATCAGCGTGATCGGATCAGTGCCTAAGTCCATCACCTGTGCAAGTGTCGGGCAGTCCTTCACGTCGTCGTCGTAGACGCCGTGGACTTCCGATGCCTTGGGGTCGATGGGGCAGCCTGGGTTCACGTAGTGAGAGTGCTCGGACAACACGTTGAGGTCCTTGTCAATCTCAACCCACGCAACTTGTACAACACCAGAGGCGGGCAGCTCTGGCGTCTTGAGACCAACGGTCTCCGTGTCGATGACGAAATATCGCATAGCGTTTGAATGAAGAAAGCCCGGCACGTGGCCGGGCTTTCAGTGGAGTTAAGCAACCGAGAAAGTTGCCATGGAGTAGCGGTTCGTGCCCTTGCCTTTGGCTTGGACAATCTTCGCTTCAACCACCAGAGCTTTCGCACCATCCATCAAGCCCTCGCTCACAGCGTAGGCGGTCTCGGCGCGGTAACGCACGAACTGCTTGCGGCTGGTGGGCGGCAGATCAATCTGCACAGGCTTGTTCAGGAAGCGGGTGGACTTGCCGGACTCTTTCAGGGCACCGACCAAGATCATGCGCTGGCTGATCTTGGCATCCTCGTAGCCGTCAGCCTTCAGACGGGCCAGGTGATCCTGCATGTTCACTCCGTCCTTGGACGTCACGCCATCATCGCTGTACTTGACGAGGTCAATCTCAGCGGAGTCGTCATTGGGGGAGCACACGTAGCTGTCTTGCCAAGACAGCAGCTTCAGGACAATGGTGTCGCCAAGGCTTTCTTCCGTCTCGCGCTCCAGCCACGCTCCGGGAGACACTTTCACCTGAGTAAGCGTATCGTATTCAACGTGGAGTTTATCCTGGAGAGATGCAAGAGGGTCTGCGCCAGAGGCTCCGACCATGGCCACGGAAGATGTTGCAGGCGCTGCAACAGCCGTTGTGGGGCTGGCTTCAGGAGCAGCATTTTCGGTACCTTCGTTGGTTTCAAATTGGGGTTTTTTCATTGACATTTTCGTTTCCTTTTTCAATGTGCACAAGGACCGCTTGTGCGACGGGTTCAGGCTTGCCGCCTGAATTGGGTTGGGGATTGTATATCAATTCAGCTTGGAGTCTCGCTCTTGTCTGCGACACAAGCGGCAATCAAGACGCCGATCAAGCCAAGCAGTCCGCCGACTACGGAGAAGGCGAGCACATCTCGGCCTTTCGTGGAAGCGATCAGCGCCGCCAAAGAGGCGCACGAAATGATATACAAGCTGAAAATTACCAATTCCATTTTTAGTTCCTTTCTGGAGTTATCGGCGGAAAGCCCGCACGCCAAGGGCGGAGAGCCCTTGTGCATCGAACAGGATAGAGCCACCTGCACACTGAATCTTGCCCCCGGTGTGGCCCATGTTGACCACTGCGGACGCATCCCTCAAGCTGTGCAAGTAGGCAGTCTCTCCTGAAAACAGCGGACGGCTGCCAGCCATCCGACAATACTGGCGGTACTTGGCATAGGCCAGTCGAGGGGAGATCTCAACACAGTCAATGCCGCCGTGGTGCACCAGTGCGTAGTCCTTGCCGACCACCATCCGGTAGGGTAGGTTGTCGTCCAGGTACGACATATCGACCATGACGTTGAGCACCTTGAGCCACTCCGCTTGCGTGGAGGAGCCGAGGTCAAGCATGCGGTCGTAGAGCTTGCTGTCCAAGTCCTCGATCAGGTGGTTGAGACGGTCTCCGTAAATGTCCTCCATCAGCGACTTGAACCGGCGCAAGCCGAACCTTGCCACCGTGAAGTTGAACACCGTACGTTCCTTTGCAGAGAACTTTCGTTGCAACTGCTCAGGAGCCAGGCTGGACATATCACCCTCTTGCAGCATGAACTGCTTGCGGGCCGCCTCAAGCAAGGGGTCAAAGTCTTTCTTGAGTTGCTCGATCGTGTAGCTCGACACAATGTCTGCTGCGATGTACTTGCCGATGACTGCAAGGCATTCCTTGAACTCCGAGAACCGCAGGTAGCGGGCAAGGTTTTTGCTCGCTTGCAGGGGTGTCGGTCGGCTCATGGTGACAAGCACCACGCGCTCCATCAAGGCTGCTTCGTCTTCAACCGCTTCCGCAATGAAGGCCATGGGCGCGGCCAGCATCGCAGAGGACAGCACACGGTAGTCGTCATTGTCACGGCTGCCGCCGCCCCGGGCCACGTCGCGGCAGTTGTACGCATCACGGAAGATCAGCTTCAACTTGTCGTGCATGGCGGCTGGCATCTCGTGCGGCTTGTACTCGTCCACCACCAGAGGGATGGACGCGCTGCCGGAGGCGCAGTAGTTGATGGCGAACACCGTAGACGATGGTGTCAACATGCGCGGCTCTTGGTTGTAGTAGAACAGCCCGAGCAACGCCTTGTTGGTCTCCGTTTTTGCCGACCCTGCGGCTCCATTCACGTGCAACAGCGGGAACTTGTTGTACGCCTTGTGGAACAACATCCGGTAAAAGCATGCGATGTACCAGCCAAGCAAGTTGGCCATGGAATTCGGTGCTTGACACTGGAGGAAGTTTTCCAGAGCAACTCGCATCCGTTCCTTGTGGTCGCCTTCCTCAAGCCAAGTGGCAAGGTTTGGGGCGTCGTGCAAATCTGACCTGAACTGCCCCCGGGGGTCTGGAAACCCCTGGAACGAGATCTTCAAGCCGGTCTGAGCCGCTTGCGGCTCCAGCACTACACCCTTGCCGTCCGCCCAGATCAAGAAGGGCTTGCGCAGCCGCTCGTCTTGATGGTTGGGGATGTTGATGACGTCAAGTCCTTCCCGCGTCACCGCGAAATTGTCTCCACCAGTCAATTTGGCCTTCTCCATCAAGCGCAGGTACATGCCACGCACGTTGGCATCATTTCCTTGGAACGCGTGCCCGTGGCGTGCAGCGAACTTGTTGAAGTTGCCTGCGCTGTGGAACGTGTCCAGCTCGATGGGCGACCGGCAGATGGTCTTGCCGTTGACCATCACGTCGGCCTCTACCATGGCGATGGTTCCGTTGTCCGTGGAGCGCAAGGTACGCACGTTGTCAAATGAGATGGCCGACACGCGCTTGGGGCCGAACTCGGTACGGGCAAACACGCCATGTTGGTTTAATACAACACCGGCAAGGTCATCCACATCCGGCTCCAGATGCTCGACGGGGGTGTCAATCATCGCTTGGACTTCCTCTGGAGTGGCGGACATGCCCTCCACGTCCGGTGCAGGGTGCGTCAACAACACCTTGATGGCCCCAGCGGAGTAGCTGTAGCACGGGTTGTCGTTGGTGTACACCCACATGCGGCGCAGCTCTCGCTCGCGCTTGGCCTGGCTGTTGTAGCGCGAGCCGTCCGACTCATGCGACTCCAGCAAGCCTGCACACCGGGCCACCAGATCGTCCTCGGTATACCCTCTCGCATTGGCAAACACACCCAACTGCAAGGCGATGGTCTGGAACCCTGTGCCGGGCTTGATGCCCCGGCCTTCCATCAGGGCGTCCATCGAGGGCATCTTGGCGGGAAGCACCACAGGCTTCTCGCCCTTGCGCTTGCCCAGCACCTGCTTGATCTTCTGGGCTGCCTTGTCAAAGCGCAAAGCAAGTCCAGGGTTGAAGTCAGCAGACACGTCAATGTCGATGGCTGTGTCGGAACATACCATGCGATACCGCGCCTCGTCCATTCCGTCGAGCGTGTCGTGGTTGATGCGCACCTTGAACATGCCGTTGGGGCGCTGCACGTTGGGCTGCCGCCACATGCGGCCCTTGCGGCCGGAATACACCCGCAAGTCCATGGTGTCCGTCACCAAGTCCAGCGCCATTTCCTTGAAGATCAGCGGCAGATGTTCCACAGCCTTCGGCTTCTCCATGAAGACCTCGGGCGGGATCTCGATGTGGAAGCCGCGACCCCCGGTGGCGTACAGCTTGTAGTGCTCATCGTTAATCCCGAGGCTGCGCAGCGACTCGATGAACGCTTGCACGTTGGGCACCACCTCGGCCACTGAAGTTCCGTCCCAGTCGAAGTACAGAGGCCCGCTGTACTTGATCTTGGAAATCTCCGCCTTGGTCATGCCATCCGTGACCAAGCGGTCTACAGCCAGCACGGTCACGAACATCGGGTCTGGCAAGGAGCTTCGGTGGCTCGCTTGAATTTCTTTCCAAGTTTCCTCACCACCCTCGATTTGGTAGTACTTGTACATCAGAATTTAACGCCTTCGTATTGGGGGAACAGATCAACCAATCGCGGAATGTCTGTCAGGTGTTGGATACCCTCGGAGGTAGTGCTCGGGCTTGATGCTTGCCGGAACACCAGAGGAAAACGCACCAGCATGCGGCTGTTGACGCCGACGGGCTGGTACATGGTCTCTGGAAAGAAGGGGAAGTTGGCAAAGATCGTGTTATGGCCAAGCTGAGTGGGGTGGTGGGTGATGCGCTGCTCAGAGCAGTCGTCCCCCACGATCTTGGCAGAGAACCCGTCATAGGCATCGACTGCCACGGAGACCACCCGGTAGATGTTCTCGATGATCGGCTGCCCGTCGCGCACCCGCCACAGGGCAAGCACCTTGCCTGCTCCGCACAGGTATCTCTCGTAGTGGGTACATCCGGTGTACAGCAGGTATTCGCTCTCGCTGAGGCTCTGCTGTGCGGCTTGTCGTGTCAAGCGTTTTTCTAGGGAACTACGTACTGCGTGGTCCATGATCTAGGTTGTCTTTCTTTTTGAAGCCGCGACTGTATCACAGCCGGGCGGGTCAGGACCCGTAAATTGAATTGCGAAGGGACTTCGGTGACCTCTCCACGTGTGAAACCAAGTCGTCCTTCGAGAGCAGGTCTCGGAACAGCTTGACTTGGATGGTACCCTTGGCTTGGGCAAATCGGATGTGAGGCACCTTGGTCTGCCCGGCCCGGTCGATGCGGCCGATGGTCTGCTTCATCTCCATGGGAACCGTGCTGGCCTCCAGAAACAACATCTCGTGCGAGACATGCTGCATGTTGAGGCCCACACCGGCTGACTTCGGGTGCGCCACCAGAATCCGGCATTCCGGGTCGTTCATGATGGCGTGCACACCCTTGGATGAATCCACATCGCCGTATGCTGCTGCGATGGCGCGGTCTCCGAATTTGGCGCGAAGGTACTTGACAACGGCCTCATTAGTCATGCGGTAATTGACCCACACCGACAGCTTGGTCTTGCTCTTGTCCATGCACTGTGTGGACTCAATCACCTCGTCAAGCAAGTCGAAGGCCGCAGGGCGCTTGTCCTGCGCGGCGAAGTGCGACCAGTTGACCACGATCTGCTGGAGCGCGTGGTACAAGCGGGTGGCCGTGGTGGCGTCGATCTTGTCTCCAGTTGTCAGGAGCAGAAGCTGCTCCTCAGCCAACTGGTTGTAGAGCTTCTCATGCGCCGGGTCAAGCCTGTACGACATGGTGGTGTAGATCGGGTCGGGGGTGTCCCCGAAAATGTCTTCCTTGGTCAGCTTGACCGCTTGCAGGTGCAAGTTCCTGGACAGCAAGTCAATGTCCTTCCACTTGGTCACGTTGTTGTAGATGTCGCGCTCGGCCACATGGATGCGGTCGAAGTGGCCCTTGCTGCGGTACACAGCCGGGGTCTTGATGCGGGTGTAGGCGTAGCCGTCCCCCGGGTTGCTGGTGGGCGTGCCGGTGAGCAGAATGACCTTGCCTTTCGGGATGAGGACATTGCCCACCTTCTTGAACAGTTGACTGCCCGGGTTCTTCAACGCATGGGCTTCTTCCATAATCAACACGTCCTGGGACGCGTCGAATCGGTCTCGCACTTGCTCGAAGGAGTCCCGGAACACGTTGTGCGACATGAGTACCCAAGTGTGGTCAAGCTGGTCCGGCTTGCGTCGTGGCCCCCTGTAGATTGACACATCCTTTTGACCGATCGACTCAAGCCAATCAGCCCACTGGTCAAGCAAGATCGGGGGCATGGCGATGAACACCTTGCGTGGCCTCCAGATCATGGCGATCAGGGTGGCCATCACCGTCTTGCCGGTGCCCACATCCGTGAACAAGCCTCCTCGGTCAAACTGTGCTATGTTTTCGATAGCATCACGTTGCTTGGGCTTCAGGTCGAATGGGAGTTTGATCTGTTGTAGCAGGTTGTCTAGCATTGCGTCTTTTTACTGATTGGGGTATCTTGGGCTTATAGCCCCAGGCCAGTGCACCCTCGTACCACTGACCGATGATGAGCACGCCTCCCTCGTTGATGAGCAGCAAGCTCACGCCTTTGGGTGGTGGGTTGATGAGTGGATCGTAGAGCGTGGTGACTTGCTCGGTGGGGTGTAGTTTATCGCTCAACTTGTTCGCCTAGCTTCTTGCCAAGTCGCCCAGCGCAGTTTAGTCATCCACATGAGGTATCGACCGTGCTCGTCTTTTCGCAGTGCGGCTTCATGGTGTATGGTGCAAGCACGAATGTGCTGCTCGAACAGTTCTTGCTCAGAGGCCATGGAAAGTCACCGCAAGGATGCCGGTAATTACTGAAGCAATGATCGCCAGTGCTGAGCCGACTGCAACACCGGAATTCCGTGTGCCAAAGTCGTACCCGCAGAGCCATGCGAAGCCTGCACATAGTGCAAGTGTGATGGTGAAGGTTGTGATGAATAGTGTGGGTTGTTTCATGCTTTGCTCCTTAGATTGAAGATTCAAACCAGCCTGCTCGATGGCGCTGCCTTCAAGGTAGATAGTCATACTGACTCTCGCATTCGCACACAAAGTTGTAGCAAGTCATGCAATAGCCAGCCTCTAGCATCTGCAATCGGCACGCATGGCGTAATCTGCGGTATGCGTCGATCTGAAGTGGCTGGTCGTCTTTAGGAACATCGGCATCCACAAGACGTGCAAAATCGTCGAACAACTCGTTGTGCTTAGTCCATATCGTATTAAGCGTTTCGTAGCCGCTTTCAACTTGTTTCTTTAGTCGGTCAATCGTGGCTTGTTGCTCTGCAATTACTCGCTCTAATGCTTCGCTCATAGGGTATCCTTCTTTGAAGTTATCTTGCGGTACAGGCCCACCGTAAAGTCTATGGCAAGCAGTAGGGCAAGGTAGGTGGCCACCGCTGCTGCAATGAGCAGGACGATGGCGGCAGTGGTAAATCCGGAATTGTTCAAGCAGTCCTCCCTTGGTACTTGGCAAGCAGCCACTTGTCGCCCAGTGTGCGCACGGAGCGCACCCACTTGCGTTGGTTGGCTCGGTTGATCTCAGAGCTAACGTAAGGGGAATTGAAAAGACGGCGGGCTGCCGTCAACATCTTGATCTTCATTTTTTGGTTCCTTTTTCGACAACACGGGCGGCGTGTGCCCGCATGTATGCTTCGGCTAGGGCGCGGCGCAGGTGTGGGGTCAGGCTGCCCAGCACGGCGTTTTGCACTTCGGGTTGCTGCATTAGGCCAGGCAAGAGTTCCGCCCAAGTCTTGTGCACCAGTTGGTCATCGCACACCGCAGGCAAAGTGGTGCCAGTGGACAAGGCGCGGTGCGCCTCGTGCCACATCCTGTACAGGGCGACTACTCGATCGCTCAAGCGGTCTTGAACACGGTGTAGGTGTCGCCCTCTTTGTGCATCGTGCCCTTGCCGCCGAGCTTGCGCAGGAAGGCAGTCGCGTTGGCGGCTTGAGTTTTGGTCAGGGGCGAAATGCTGCCGCCTACACGCATCTCCCTCAAGGCGGCGGTCATGGGCGAGCGGGTACGGGTTGTAGGCATGGGACGGTCGTAGGAAACGGTGAAGGTCATGTGTTCTCCAGAAGGATGGGTGTTGGTTTGGATTCCGGGCCGCAATACCGAGCTACTTGCTTGGTCTTGGGTCCAAAGGTTTGCCAGCTATGAAACGAGAACCGGGCGCACTGGCTGGCAACAGCGCACTGGTATCCGAGGCACCTGTCTTGCTTTACAGGCAAGGTTTTGGGATCAGGCTGCATGGTGCTTTCCAAAGAGCAAGCTGGGGAGTTGGCCAGCCTCCTGAGAGCCATCCCTTGTATGCCATGTCTTGGGCACATACTGCCCAGTGTGGAACACCCGGCGCGGCTGGGCCACAGCGAAGTCGGGGTCACCATTGATCTTGGCCAAGTGGTTGCGCCCACTTGCGGTGATGAGCACACTCTGGCCAATGAACTCTGCGAAGCGGTGCTTGACAAGATAGACCGCAGCTTGTCGGCCTTGCGATTGGCGCTCGCCAAGTGAGTCGAGGTAGCTCATGAACTGCGGGCCTTTGGCCAGCTCCGTGAGCACAGTGATTTGAAGTTCCGTGACTTCTCCCCGCGCTAAAGCACGGGGATTCTTTTTAGAATCTGTGCTCATGCTGAGGCTCCTACAACTAGCGTCGCAAGTCCGCGACGGACAATGTTCTGTGCAGCGTTCGTATCGCGGTCGTTTTCCGCTCCACAACTACAAGTCCATTGCCTTATTCCAAGCCCTGCGACACCTTTCGGCCCCTCCACACTTGCGCATGAAGAACAGGTTTGGGTTGAATAGGCTTCGTTGACCTCCGCATAGACCACACCTGCACGATTGCTTTTATATTCGAGCATGGTCTTGAAACTTGCCCAGCCCGCATCGAGTGATGATTTACTCATGCGGGTCTTGGCAATAGCGGATGGCTTTACGTTGCCGACGAATATCGCCCCGTGTTGGCGAACCAACCCGGTCGATGCTTTATGCAAAAAGTCGTGGCGCTGGTTCTTGACCTTGGCGTGCAGCTTCTTTGCTTGTTTCTTTTTCTTGGCGCGTTGCGCAGCACCGATGCGTTCTTGCATCTTGCGATACCAACGAGGGTGCTCTATCTTGCTACCGTTGCTGATGTTGGCCAAGTCTTTTAGGCCCA